AATTTAGCGATAGTAAACACTTACAATTCCACATCATTAACTGATCGTGGTCTTTTGTAACCAATATAAAGACTGTCATCTTTATAGATATAGATGAAACTTCGTATTAAACGTCTTTCTAGTAATGCAACTCTCCCGACGCGTGCATCGCCAGGTTCGGTTGGGTATGATCTATACAGTACGATCGATATGTACATTCCTCCCATGGAGCGAGGTATCGTGAACACTGGTATCGCTGCAACTATTCCACTCGGTGTATACGGTCGTATCGCACCTCGTTCTGGTCTTGCCGTAAAGCATGGAATTCAAACAGGTGCGGGAGTTATTGACCCAGATTACACGGGTGAACTCAAGGTTATCTTATTTAATCATGGAGGAGAAAAGTTCGAGATTAAACAAGGGGATCGAATCGCCCAACTTATTTTAGAAAAATGTGAAACACCTCCCATTGAAGAGGTTGATACTATTGAAGATACCGAACGTGGAACGCGTGGATTTGGTTCTTCTGGTTAATTATTTAATTCGCAAAAGCTACACCGGCCATACCATCTTTAATTCTCAAGATGTTATAGTTGACAGCATACGCGCGAACAGTTGTACCATCACGTGTATCAGTACCCTTCAGGGTCAATTTAGCATTGTCAATACGCGAGAAGTTCAGAGAACCGGTAGGCTGACTCTTATTCATCGTGAGACAGAAAGGCCACGTGAATGTAGAAACCGTGCTCAATGAATCCTGGGGGAGTATGGAACAGTGCATCTCGGGCACGACTGTATGGTGATACGTCGATGTCATATCTTCGAATAAGGGTGTACCGTTAATATACAAAGTAGCCGTATCGAATGTCCAGTTCGTGTTCCATAAACCGCCGTCTGCTTCAGATGAAACGACGTGAAGCGCCTTGACGGGGTGGTTGAAATACGTGAGATCCACGTCAACATCACCCGCCGACATGGGCTGGTATTGCACCTGCGTGATGAGAAGCTCGTGTTCATGTTCGGCGACCATCTGACGCTCTTCCGTGTCGAGGTAGACGTATGTACCATACACCTTAGGTGTGGTGGTCGGTGTAAAACCAGCCCGGCATTTAATGCGTAGTTCGACCTGATGATATTGAAGCGCTGTGAGTGGCAGGGATTTTGTCCAGTCTTCGCTGAAAAAGAAGGGGATAACATAGTGGTCACCCTTGTCGGTAGAAGCTCGAGTGTTCTGAGGGACTTCGTCGAGTGTTAGGGCGCACGAGGATTTAGCCTGATCTTGTTTGTACAAGAGATTGTGTACACCCTGGATGTAAAGAGAATCGAGACGAGTCACTTCCTGACCACCGATCCAGAGAGAAAATTCAGTCGGACCCTGGTCGTCACTGAAGAACCCTGTAGTATTTGTTCGTCCAGCGGCGATATTGGTAGCCTCAATCCAGATGTAACTGAGGAGGTCACCTTTCGTGCGCAGGGGGATGCTGATTTCATTACCAGCCCCGAATGTACCGATATAGTCGAGACGTTCTGGCTTGATGGCAAAGTTCGTATGGCGTTTATAGTTTTGGTGAAAGAAAGATACCTGGGGGTCGCCAGTGATGTATACATCCTGAGCTCCTTTCGACACAAGTTCGGTCAATGCAGCAGACATTTATTAATAAACGATATTAAAATTTTAGCTCTATAACTTAGTAAGTAGGATGGTTCAATTTCAGGTTCTCACCTGGGACGCTCGTGACGAAGATCAGGATCATGTTATTCGTATTTTTGGTAAGACGATGAAAGGGGAGTCGGTCTGTGTTACAACAAAATTCATCCCGTATTTTTTTGTGAAAATACCTGGAACGATGACACCCAATTCACTGATCCAATACGTAAAGCGGACATGCCCGGATATCACGGACATTGACGTTGTTGAAGCAAAGGATATGGAAGGGTTTCAAAACGGGGAAAAGAGTCAGTTTCTTCAGATTCACTGCAACAATCTCCTTTCACGACGTCACATAAGCAATAGATTACGAAAATATATAACTGGTTTATCGTGTAAATTAAAAATTTTCGAAGCTAACCTCGATCCGGTACTACGCCTGATGCATCGTACTGGTATCCAATCCACGGGTTGGGTTGATACGGGGAACACGTGTGATCGCGCGTATCATACAAAAGCTGAAATTGATTTACAATGTGAAGACTGGAGAACATTAAAACCATTCGATACTACGAATATCGCACCGTTTGTAGTCGCATCCGTCGATATTGAGTGTCATAGTTCTACTGGTAAATTCCCAGATCCTTCCGTGCCTGGTGATGCATGTTTTCAAATTGCGATATCGCTCGTGCGTTTCGGTGAAGATGAACCATACGATAAAACGTGTCTATGTTTTAAGGAAACTGATAAAAATATCGATGGGTGTTCGGTCATAAGTTACAGATCGGAACGCGATCTTCTGATGGGATTCACGGAATATCTCAATAGGCATGATATTGATATTATAACTGGATGGAATATTTTCGGATTTGATTTGGAATATATTATGGAACGTGGTATGCATAATAACTGTCCATTGGCTTTCTATAGAATGAGTAAGTTGAGAGACTATACTTGTACTTTGTCACGTAAGAAACTTTCTTCGAGTGCGCTAGGGGATAACGAATTAAAACTCGTACCTATGCCCGGTCGATTTATTTTTGATTTATTTCATGAAGTTAAACGTGAATATAAATTAGATTCGTATAAACTGAACAATGTTTCTCAGATTTATTTGGGAGACCAGAAAATTGATATGCCTCCGAAAGAAATGTTTGCACGGTTTATTCGAGGAGATCCAAATGAGTTGCGTGAAGTTGCCGAGTATTGTATAAAGGATACACTTTTACCTCATCGCCTGATCGCTAAATTATCAACACTTATGAATTTATTGGAGATGGCGAAGGCTACATGGGTACCGTTGAGTTATCTCGTTGAAAGAGGTCAACAGATTAAGGTTTTTAGTCAGTTGACTAAAAAGGCGAGAGAGATGGGATTTAAAGTTCCGGCGTATGAATATGGACATACAGATAACACTGGATACGTGGGTGCGACAGTTCTCGAGGCTCAATCTGGTGCGTATTATACCCCTATTACAGCACTCGATTTCGAAGGTCTGTATCCTTCTATCATGATGGCGCATAATCTATGTTATTCCAGTCTTGTTCGCGATAAGAAATATGATAATTTACCGGGTGTTGAATATGAGAGATTTGGTGAACATACATTTGCTCAAAATGTACCAAGTATTTTACCTAGTATTCTCGCGGAATTGAAACAGTTTCGCAAACAAGCTAAGAAGGATATGGCGCAATCAACCGGTGCTACAAAACAGATGTACAATGGTAAACAGCTCGCATATAAGATTTCCATGAATTCCGTATATGGGTTTACTGGCGCATCTAAAGGTATTCTCCCATGCGTCGCGATTGCTTCAACTACGACGATGAAAGGACGCGACATGATTGATGAAACTAAAAAATATGTCGAGACAAACTATCCTGGTTCGTATGTTCGTTACGGTGACACGGATAGTGTGATGATTGAATTTGATGTAGGTTCTCGTACCGGGAAAGAAGCTATTGAGTATAGTTGGGAACTTGGGGAAAAGGCTGCGAACGAGTGCACTAAATTATTCAAGGCGCCCAATAACCTCGAACTAGAAAAGGTATATTGTCCGTACTTTCTGTACTCTAAAAAGCGATACGCAGCCAAACTTTGGACCAAGGGTAAAGATGGTGAGATGAATATGGATTATATTGATGTAAAGGGTTTACAGTTAGTTCGACGGGATAATACACCACACATGCGAGAAGTGTGTAAAGAACTTCTCGATGTCATATTAGATAGCGCAGATACAGTTGAACCTAAAGCTCTCGCACGTAAACGAGCGGTGGAGCTTCTAGAAGGTGACGTCCCGAACGAAAAACTCATTTTGAGTCAGGGACTTTCAGATTCGTATAAGGTGAAGGGTGAGAATGTGTCTGTATTAAGTGAGTATATCACAGATATCAATCAAGCCCATGTCCAGGTAGTGAGAAAAATGCGCGAAAGACAGCCAGGTTCGGAACCACAATCTGGTGACCGTGTACCATATATATTAGTGAAAACGGACGACTCCAAATCTCGCGCTTTTGAAAAATCGGAAGACCCCGTATATGCGAAAGAACATAATTTAGAGATCGATTACCCGTATTACTTTTTGAATAAGTTTTTGAAACCTGTGTGTGATCTCTTAGAACCTTTATTCGAAAACGTGAAGGATGATATATTCGGAGAACTTCTTCTTCGAGCTAAACCTCTAAAAAAAACTAAAAAGAAATCAAGTGAACATGATAAGAATCAATTATTGATGAGTGATATATTTAAAAAAAAGACGCCATAATAATACATGTCGGGTATTGTTGATCAAATTGTGAGTATGGTGCAGAAAGAGGCGCGTAGGCAAAATCAGGAACGTGAGAAGGAGATGAAAGAATATACCCGTGAACAAAAAGATCAGTTCAAAGAAAAGCTGTCACAGGCCGTTCACGAACACAAGGATCAACATACTAAATCGACGCGAGAGATTGTTGAGCGGTATAAAGATCAGATACAATGTATCAAACGAGATCATAAAGCAACCATATCTAAGCTTCAACGAGATAACCATGATTATATTTGTGAAGTTGTTGAAAAAGTGTCTTCCCTCTATTCAATCCCCATGAAAAATGTACGACGTGATCTTGCACCCGAAAATGACGTACATTGTCTCGGTGTACGGAAAAATGGTAAATTATGTACAAACCGCGCTATAAGGGAAGGTTACTGTTGTATACATATAAACGATGTCCGACCTGGAACGCCTATTATCATGCCAAACGGACCACTGCGACACAATCATCCATTTCCATCGGGCTTTGTTAATGGATGTCCAGCATGCGAAAAAGAGAAAACTGAAAAAAACGAAGTTAGAGAATTAAATTCTATTATGTAATAATGAAGAATGAATAAATCTAACATTCTATTATCATCTATTAATACGTTTTATACTATACCTGAAAATAGAGCTACACTCGTCGAATTATTAAATAAAACAGGTGGTATATCTCTCCGAAATTTGGAGTGGTTCATCACCAACTACTCGAAGAAAAACAATCTCTCCTACAAAACAAACGATGGGCGAATTTTTAGTGTCCATTGTGCTTATAAGTCGAGTCTAGATGGATACAGTAAAAAATTATTCGATCCATTTTGTCGAGCGGATAAGATAACATATAAAGTTCCCGGTACACCTGATGAAATCCATACGACTGTTGCACAGTTGAATTTTATCAGATGGTGTATTAAGAATAAGATTGTTGATTATATTCGCTCACATCACACGGTACTGTTTAGTAAGCAAGTGACATAAATCCTCCGTCAAACACGAATGTTTGATATCCGAGATAATATAAGTGTAAAGTGTAAGTATCCGATAATCCCGTTTTCAAATTTATATCCAATAGCGTACGATCCGAATTCAATTTACTAAAATCCAAGCTTCCCGATGGCTCCACATTAATAGGATTCATCGAGAAGGCATACGTGTAAATATTTCTATTAGGTCGTGATAGTCGACAATTACTTGGTACGACATACTTGTAATAGTTATGATCGGGTGCCGGTATATTGGGTAGATCCTGACCATTCACATAAATCTTAGCCGATTCTAAAACTGCCGATGAAAACGAATTTGCGATCGAATATGAACTAGCAGATGAAAAGTTAAATCTATTCGTGAACGCCCGAGTGCGCACAAGTGCGTCTCCGCTACCCAGGCTGTCGGTCGGTGACCCACTTATATTTTCATCTTCGTATATAGTCTTTCGTAAAAACCAGTTCAAAGTTTTTACAGGTATATTTGGAACAAGTTGTAGTTTCACAGAGTTCTCACCTATAACCGTCTCCACTGTTGGGTGTTTCTTTACCACGTCTGTTATGAATGTCTGCTTAGTTGTCATTAAAAATGTACGTTCGGGTTGTGATACTGTCAATTCTTCTGTTATGATATTGAACGTTGGTAGTGACAATTGGACAACATTCTGGATATTATTCGTAAAAAACGTTATTGGGCGAAATTTGATTTCCAATCCAAGCTTCTGTTTATGTATGGCACATGTCGGAAAATAAGGTCTATTTGGGGAATTTGAATCGTATTCGTCACCTTCGTATTTACGAGAAAAGAACATTGGTATAGGTATCATGATTTCTGACTGATACCTATTTAGTGAGTAGTCGTTGAGATGAGATGTATTATCCGACTGATTTCTATTTAATGTATACCGTTTCGTGCGTTTCTCTGATGCGTCTAGGTATAATTCGTCGTAGATGATACCCCAATCGTCGTGGTATTTGTCTACTTCTATTTCGTCGACCGTCATGGTAACACTTTCGATTACATGTCTTCCGAGTTGGTCTGCGATATTTGAATTCGACTGGACAGCTGGGAATGTACATTGTATATACATGTTCGATAACAAATCTCCCATATTTTGGGGATTTAATGAAACCTTTATAGTGTTACCAAAAGGCCATGACGACGTATCAGTTTCTGTAGATGGTCTGGAGACGCTTGTGCTTTTGTGGAATTTTGTAAAGTTTGAATGTTGCTTCGCTTCATATTTAAAAAGGGATTGTTCTGGATCGTTTCGTAAAAGGTACGTATCCTGTTGTCCTATAGCGTTTAGAGCTAAAATGGCAGCTTGATCAGGACCTTTTAAATCCATACTTATCTAGTATCTATATATTTTTAATATCATTTTCCCACATTGACAGAGGTGA